GCCAAATTTGTACGGTGAAGACCACCAAATCCAACGAATACAAAAAACTCGTGTCCGTAGGCGGCGCGGCGGTAGGACGTGGCACTGAAGGTGAAGCCCGTACCGAAACCGCGACGCCTAAGCTGGAAGAGGTCAGCATCAAGCTGAACCCTATCTATGCTTACCCGAAAACCACTCAGGAAATCCTCGACTTTAGCGACGTGGATATTCTGGGCTGGCTGACCGAAGAGATCAGCGACACCTTTGCCGAAACCGAAGAAACCGACCTGGTGAACGGTGACGGAGCGAAAAAATCCAAAGGGTTCCTGGCCTATCCCCGCGCTGCGACCGGTGACCGTGCCCGCCCGTTCGGCACCCTGGAGAAAATGGTTTCCGCTGGCACCACTCCCACCGCCGATGAGCTGATCGATCTGGTCTTCAAGCTGCGCCGCCGTTACCGCAAAAATGCCGTATGGGCGATGAACTCCAACACCGCCGCCCTGCTGCAAAAGCTGAAGAACGGCAACGGGGATTACATCTGGCGTGATCGTCTGCAAGCCGGTGACCCGGATATGTTGCTGGGCCACCCGGTTCACTACCTGGAGAACATGCCCGACGCCGCAGCAGGCTTGCCAGTAATCGCTGTGGGTGATTTCAAGCGCGGCTATTTCATCGTGGATCACGACACCGGCACCCGTACCCGCCCGGACAACATCACCGAGCCTGGCTTCTACAAGGTGCATACCGATAAGTACCTGGGCGGTGGGCTGGTGGATTCCAATGCCATCAAGGTGCTGGAAATCAAAAAGTAAGTATCAGCGGAGGGGCCACGGCCCCTTTTCTGTCTGAGGGAATGTACCGATGAAAGAAACCGATTTTGAAATCCGCACCGCCACGCTTACCGCCGCCGATAAAAAGCTGGTGGGCTATGCCGTGAAATGGAACAGCCGATCACAGGTGCTGTGGGATGAATTTGTAGAACAGTTCGCCCCCAACGCCTTCAAAGACAGCCTGGCGGCGGGTGCGGATGTTCGCGCCCTGTTTGAGCATGACTATACGGCGCTGTTGGGCCGCAATACCTCCGGCACCCTGGTACTGAGTGAAGACGCCACCGGCTTGCGCTTTGAGCTGACCCCACCCGATACCCAACTGGGCCGCGATGTGCTGACTCTGGTTGAGCGTGGCGACATTTCTGGCATGTCCTTCGGGTTCCGAGCCTTGAAAGACCAGTGGGACAGCACCCAGCAGCCGTATGTCCGTACCGTACTGGCCGCCGAGTTGCGCGAAATCACCGTGACCAGCTTACCGGCCTACCGTGAAACCGACATTCAGATCGCCAAGCGCTCACTGTTGACCCAACACCCGGAGCTGGTGGATCTGCGCTCCCATTGGGCTTATCTGGCGGGGTTGTGATATGTGGCCGTGGAAACGCAAGACCGAAGACCGCAGCATGACCATTGATGAGTTTCTGGCTATGGCCGGTATCCCCAACACGGGATCGGGTGAACATGTCTCATCGGGCAATGCTGAAACCCTGCCAGCGGTACTCAACGCCGTGGCGGTGATCAGTGAGGCTGTGGCCTCCATGCCCTGCTATTTGTACCGGGTAACACGTACCAACGGTGTAGAGGCCCGCGCCTGGTTGGCAGAACACCCGGTCGATGTATTGCTCAATGAATGCCCGAACGACTGCCAGACACCTTACCAGTTCAAGCGCACCCTGATGCGCCATTGCCTGCTGAACGGTAACGCCTACGCGGTGATCCAATGGGGCAAGGACGGCCAGCCAAAATCATTACATCCGTACCCACCGAGGGCCGTTGTACCGAAGCGTCTGGACGAACATCGCTACGCCTACACCATTACCGAACCCTTCAGCGGTCGAGTGCGTACCTACCTGCAGGAAGAAATCTTGCATCTGCGTTATTCAACCGATGATGGTTTCTTGTCCCGCTCACCGGTCAGCATTTGCCGGGAAACCCTGGGGCTAGGCATGGCACAACAGCGCCACGGCACCAGCATTATGCGTGATGGCATGATGGCCGCAGGGATCGTTAAGGCCAAAGATTGGTTGGATAGCGTGAACGGCAAGAAAGCTATGGATGCTCTGGATCGCTACAAGGGGGCCAGAAATGCCGGTAAAACTCCCATCCTTGAAGGTGGCATGGAATACCAGCAATTAGGCATGACTAATCAGGATGCCGAATGGTTGAGCTCTCGCCGATTTACCATTGAAGACATTGCCCGGATCTTCAATATCAGCCCGATCTTCCTGCAAGAGTATTCCAACAGCACCTACAGCAACTTTAGCGAGGCGAGCCGCGCCTTTCTCACAATGACGATGCGCCCCTGGCTCACCAACTTTGAGCAACAACTTAAAGCCGCCCTGCTGGTGGGTTCCCCGTCTGCCGGTTCTCGTTACCAGGTGGAGTTCGACACCGCCGACCTGTTACGCGCCAATCCACAGGATCGCTTCCGCAGTTACGAAACGGCGATCAAGTCTGGCGTGATGTGCCCGAACGAAGCCCGCGAGCGTGAAGGGATGCCCCCACGCGAAGGCGGCCAAGAGTTTAGCCAGGCATGGAAACAGGAGTTTAAGGTCAGCAAAGACAATAAGGCGGGTGACGAATGAAAGCGGGTCAGATGCGCCATCGGATAACCATTCAAAACTTCACCACGATTGAGCTGCCGTCAGGCAGTGAGAAAGAGGTTTGGTTTGATGTGGCTACCGTGTGGGCCGAGGTGAAAGCGATCAGCGGTCGTGAGCTGCTGGCCTCGGGTGCGGAGATGTCAGAGATCACTCTCCGAGTGTGGCTGCGTTACCGGGCTGATGTAGGCAGTGCCAGCCGTATCTTGTGGCAACAAAAAGGACACAGGCAACTGGCCTACAACATTGCCTCCGCTATTCCTGATCCGAAAGCCAGCCGGTTAGAGCTGCTGTGCAAGGGAGGCGTTACGCCATGAGTGAAGCATCAATCGATCTGGAAGAGGTCAAGCTGCATTGCCGTATCGATGGTAGCGAGGAAGACACTTTGCTCCAGGGCTATATCGCTGCCGCGCTGGAGATCTGCCAGAAACACATCGGCAGGCGTTTCGGTGATGAGCTGGAGCTTAACCCGGCTATCAAGGTGGGTTGCCTGTTGTTGATAGGTCATTGGTATGAGAACCGCGAGATAGCCGCCGAGAAAACCGCCGAGCTGCCATTCACCACGACTTCATTGTGGAACTACTACCGCGAGCCAGGAGTGTACTGATGCCATCTCATCCACTCAAACGTTGTACCTATCCTGGTTGCCGTAATCGCGTGAAAGCTGGCCGTTGCCCTGAGCACAAGCGACAGGCCAACGCTGCGCTGACTGCCAGCCGTGGCACCCGTACCGAGCGAGGCTATTCCAACCGCTGGGGTCAGTATCGTCTGAGCTACTTCAAGGCCCACCCGCTCTGTGTGATGTGCGAGAAGGAAGGGATCTACGCCCCGGCCAAGATAGTCGATCACATCATCCCGATTGAGGGTGAAAGCGATGTGCTGTTCTGGCCTGCCAGCAATCATCAAGGGCTATGCGTTAGCCATCACAGCCGCAAGACCACCACCCAAGACCCACTCACCAAGCAGCAGCGCAAAGCCGGTATGTTCCGTGAGCAGGAAGAAGCCGCCGCTCGCCGTTGGGATTGGTTGTATGAAGGTAACGAGCCATGACAGAACAAGAGATTAATCAGTTGCTTAAAGGCTTGCAGCGTAGCCGTGATGGGTTCACCAAGCGCCACGGCAAGACGCCCGAGCAGGCCACAGGTAAGAGCATGTCACAGCGTGACCGTGAGCTAGCCGAGGCATTCAGGAACCGATAGCGGGGCGCTCAGGCCGGGGAGGGGGGGATTTTAAAGACAAAAAGCCCTCCCGCAGGAACCACCCGCCTCCTCAAATTTTCACGCGAGGCACTTTTTTTCACAGCAGTAAGGCATAGGAAACAGAAAGTTATGGCACGACCACCCAAACCACCCGCTTATCTAGATGAGATTGCTACAGCCGAGTGGAAAACGAGAGCCAAGCAATTGATGGATCGCGGCGATTTGATTGATGCCGATTGGCGCAACCTGGAATTGTATTGCCTCAACTACTCGATGTATCGCCGAGCCGTGGCAGACCTTGCGGCGCGTGGTTTTTCGGTCGAGGGTTCACGCGGCGCCACCACCACCAACCCCGCACTGAAAGCCAAATCGGACGCAGAGAAAATCATGATCAAAATGTCCTCGCTGATGGGCTTTGATCCGGTATCCCGTCGCCGTAACCCGGTGGAAACTGACGAGGACGACGAACTTGACCGCCTGGCATGAATACGCAGAAGCGATAAAAAGCGGTGAAATCCCGGCCTGTGAGCGACTGAAACAGGCGGTGGATCGCTACTTTGCCGACCTGAATAACCCCCTTTACTTGTTCGATACGGCCACGGTAGAACGTTTTGTCGCTTTTTCTCGCCTCTGTCCCCACGTCAAAGGCCCGCTGCGCGGCCAGCCAATAGAGTTGGAGCCGTGGCAGCAATTCGCCTTTGCTAACCTGCTGGGGTTCAAGGTGGTGGCCACTGGCCGCCGCAAATACCGCAGCGCCTACATTCAGGTACCGCGCAAGAACGCTAAATCCACGGTAGCCGCCATGCTGGCTAACTGGTTCCTGGTGATGGAGCACGGACAGCAGGACATTTACACCGCTGCCGTGAGCCGGGATCAGGCCCGTATCGTGTTCGATGATGCCCGGCAGATGTGCCTGCTATCCAAACCGCTGCGCAAGCGGGTGGCTATCCAGCAACACAAGCTGATCTACGCCAAATCCAACAGCCTGTTAAAGCCACTGGCGGCCAGAGCCTCAACCATTGAAGGGACTAACCCTAGTTTAGCCGTGGTCGATGAGTACCACCTGCACCCGGATAACGGCGTCTACTCGGCGCTTGAGCTGGGTATGGGCGCACGTCCCGAAGGCATTTTGTTTGCCATTACCACCGCTGGCAGCAACATCGTATCGGCTTGCAAGCAGCACTATGATTACTGCTGCCAGATCCTGGCTGGGGAAGAAGAGAATGAATCGCTGTTTGCGTTGATCTACGAGTTGGACGACGAAAACGAAGTAGACGACCCGGCGCAGTGGGTGAAGGCTAATCCTAACCTGTCGGTGTCCGTCGATGTGGCCGCGCTGGCTGATACCATCCAAAAGGCCCGCGGTATTCCCTCGCAGTGGGTGGAGATGCTGACCAAGCGCTTTAACATCTGGTGCCAGGGGGAAACGCCGTGGATGGGGGAGGGAGCCTGGAAAGCCTGCGCCGCTGAGTATACCGAAGCCGACCTGGAAGGATTGCAGTGTTACGCCGGTCTGGATCTGTCTTCCACCAGTGACATTACCAGTGTTTGCTATACGTTCCCGTTGGAACGCTCTGTGCGCCTGCTGACGCGCCACTACATCCCTGACGCCCAACTACAGAATCCCGCCAATAAAAACCGCACCTTGTACCGCCTGTGGGTGAAACAGGGCTGGTTACGCACCACGCCGGGGGACTGTATCGATTATGACCGCATCCGTGATGATGTGCTGGCCGACGCCGAGCGGTTCAGTATCGAGCTGGTGGGGTTCGACACCTGGAACGCCACGCAAATCCGTACCCAACTGCAAGGCGCTGGCCTCGATGTGGAACCTTTCCCGCAAACCTATATGAAGTTCAGCCCGGTAGCGAAATCGGCGGAGGTATTCGTAAACCGCAAGGTGATCGAGCACAACGGCGATCCGGTGCTGGCCTGGGCGATGGCTAACGTGGTGATGGAAACCGATGCCAACGCCAATATCAAGCCGAACAAGAAGAAGGCCGCCAACAAGATAGACCCTGCGATCGCTTTCCTGATGAGTTTTGGCACTTACCAACTACAGCATGAAGAGTTCGCCTTCGACGTGAGCGAAGAACTGCAAAAGCGCCTTGCGGCGTTCAACGGTATTTAACAGGAGTAACACGATGGCTTTTATCGATGTACCTATGCGTAAAATGATTTTCCATGGCCCCTTGATTAAGCGGTTTGGGCGTGAATTCAAGTACAAGGCTCACAATGTCCCCAAGATGATGTCTGCGGCTAAGAGCCTGCTCGATGGGTTTGAGCGGTATATGGCCGAAGCGCACAAGCGCGGCTTAACCTTTGCTGTATTCGTTGGTAATGAGCGAAAGCGCAACATTGCTGAAGCCGAGCTGGAAATGACGAAAGGCAGTGAGGACATTCACCTGGTTCCAGTGATTATCGGCAGCAAACGGGCCGGGCTGTTCCAGACCATTCTTGGCGCGGCATTGATTGCCATTTCATTCACACCGCTAGGCGCACCTATCGCTTCCTACCTTATGGCTGCCGGTGCCTCAATGGCCGTGGGCGGGATCGCTCAAATGCTTTCGCCGCAGATGGGCGGACTGCGAACGCGTGAGAATCCAGACAACAAGCCGAGCTACGCTTTCGGCAGTCCAGTAAACACTACAGCACAGGGGAATCCTGTAGCCGTGGGGTATGGGTGCCGTGAGATAGGCGGCGCGGTAATTTCAGCCGGTATCTATACCGAAGATCAGCAATAACAGGTGATGCTATGAAAAACAGTGAAAACCAAACAAGAACTGTCCGTGTATTTGGCCCACTGCGCCAGTTTGTGAAGGACAACAAGAAGGGCATCATTGAAATGTGCGTCCAGACACCAGGGGAAGCCATCAAGGCGCTGTGTACGGTCTTGCCGGGGTTTGAAAAGTTCATGCTGACCAGTAAAGCCAAAGGGCTGACCTTTGCCGTGTTCAGCGGTAAACGGAACATTGGCCGGGAAGAGCTGGCTTTTAACGGTACTGAAGAGATCAGGATCGTGCCGGTCATCATTGGCAGTAAGAAAGCAGGTGTTTTCCAAACCATTCTAGGGGCTGTAATTGTTGCGGCCAGTGTAGGATATGGGATGTTCACCAATGACTGGGCCAATGCGGCGTATGGCTTACAATTGGGCGGAGCAATGGCGCTAGGTGGTGTCGCGCAAATGCTTTCACCTATGCAAGGCGGCTTGGCTCGACGTGAAAGCCCGGAAAATAAGCCATCGTATGCATTCGGTGGGCCTGTAAACACCATTGCACAGGGAAACCCGGTTCCAATCCTCTACGGCAAGCGGCGGATCGGTGGAGCTATCATTTCTGCGGGGATTTACGCCGAAGATCAGATGTAACTGTCATGGGGCTGAAAAGCCCCACATGGTCTTTATCACCCGCCCGCAGATCTTACGCCAGCTTTGTACCCTTCTTTATAAGGATCTCGCCCTGCTGGCGTAATAGGCCCGATTGGAGCAACAGGGGGGATTACATTGCCCCGTACCGATTTATACCCATCACGATAACCACGCGCATACTCATCTTGGTGACTCATAATCTCTATTCCCTCATAGACAGTGGTGATGAACTACCAGAGTAAAGCAGTTATCGCTTGTATTCATGGCATTTGTTCTCAAGTTTTCGTATCTGTGCGGTTATTCGTGGGGTACTAGGTGGGGTAACATAAAGAAAAAGGCGCTTACCAAATGAGGTAAAAGCGCCTTTTTTCAACAGCTTGACTGACTAGTATCAGTTCATGCCGTATTTTTTCAATTTCTTACGCAGTGTACCGCGGTTGATCCCCATCATCAGGGCAGCACGGGTCTGGTTGCCACGGGTGTACTGCATCACCATGTCCAACAGTGGCTGTTCAACTTCAGCCAGTACCAGCTCATACAGATCGTTAACGTCTTGACCGTTCAGTTGAGCAAAATAGTTCTTCAGTGCTTGCTTAACCGAGTCACGCAGAGGCTTTTGAGTCACTTGGTCCTGTGAGTTCACGGTTGAAACGGTCAGTACGTCAGAATTTACGCGTTGTTCGAACATAGTTCTGTCAGCTCTTTTTTGTTACGCAAGATTTTCGAAATATGCCTCCAACGCCTCCAGCTGTTCGCTGGCATCCTCTATGGCGTTGAATGTGCGCCGAAACTGGTCATTCGGGGCGTGCTCCTGGAGATACCAGGATACGTGCTTACGAGCAATCCGGAATCCCTTGCCTTGGCCGTAAAAGCCGTGCAATTCCCGAATATGCCCTATCAACAAACGCTTAACCTCGCCAAGTGGCAGAGGGGGCAGCAGTTCCCCAGTGTCCAGATAATGCTGGATTTCCCGGAAGATCCAGGGTCTCCCCTGAGCAGCGCGGCCTATCATCAGGGCATCAGCCCCAGTGTAGTCGAGCACTGCTCTGGCTTTATGCGGGTCAGTAATGTCGCCATTCGCGATAATCGGAATGGAGACATTCTGCTTAACTGCCCGAATGCTGTCGTACTCCGCGTTGCCGTTGAACAGGCAGGCACGGGTTCGGCCATGAATAGTCAGGGCCTGTATACCACAGTCTTCGGCCAGTTGGGCAATCTCTACACAGTTACGGTGTTCTGGCGCCCAGCCAGTGCGGATCTTAAGCGTTACCGGCACATCCACGGCGTTAACCACCGCGTGGAGGATCTGTTTAACCAGATCCGGGTACTGCAGCAATGCAGACCCTGCAAGTTTCCGGTTCACTTTCTTGGCCGGGCAACCCATATTGATGTCGATGATCTGTGCACCGCCGGCCACGTTAATACGCGCCGCGGCGGCCATATCATCCGGATCGCATCCGGCAATCTGCACGGAGCGGATCCCTGGTTCATCGCTATGGACCATACGCAGACGCGACTTATCCGTCCGCCACACCTCCGGATTGGAGGAGAGCATTTCGGATACAGCCATCCCAGCACCCATCGCATGACATAGGGTCCTAAATGGGCGATCTGTAATGCCGGCCATCGGGGCCGCAATCAGGCAATTTGTAAGCTGGTGGTGTCCAATGCGCATAGACAAAGAGTAACCATACTGTGTCCGCAAGGGCGCGTATATTACGCATTTTTGCGCTGAGATGAAAGGCCAAACTTTGACCAATTGGCCGCTATTCGCCATTAAAAATGCGGTTTGTCGGGATTCATAAAAATATTATATATACTTAACAATGGCTTGCCTGATTTTGGTTAATTAGTGCGCTATAAAATATTCCCAATACAACAGGATTTTATCTGTAATGAG